CAAATTTATAGCATGTACTGTATCGGACACATTTAATGGATTTAACGGCGCATATTCCTTTGACTTTGCAAACCACTCTGCTGCTGATGAGTTAATTGTTGAGATGATCAATTGCTCGATTTACTCCTGCGATCGAGGAATTCAGGTAGGGAACAACGTTAAGTTAAGATACAACAATCTTCACATAGAAGGTGCAGACACCGCAATCCTTGTTCGTAATGACACGGAAATTTTTGGTAGAGGTCTATTTTTAGATTATTCAAAAACAACACACGCAGGCCTGAGTTATGCGTTTTTAATAAACGGCTCCTCTGAGATAATCTGCTTAGATAAGCCTGTAATTGTAATGGGTGGTGACAACTTGCCACGAGAGTTTTTTAGCGATGGTTCAGCAGGAACAAAGACGGTATGGCACCCCGGTTTGGTAGTACATGACAAGGGATTCACTGCTACTGTATCAAAAGAGTCCGGCGGGACATTTAATGACTCAACAGAGATCAATGAAGTCACACTATGAAGATGACCGATTGGGAAATGCTGGAAGTTGTGAGAGCTGAGGTTCAGGAATCCGTGGGTTACTCTGGGGAAAACTCTTCTCTGCATTCTAACCGACAGTTTATGATGGACTCGTACAACTGCGAGCCCTACGGTGATGAGATTGAAGGAAGGTCTAGTGTAGTTAGCTCAGACGTTTTCGAGAACGTTGAGTCACAGCTGCCTGCGCTAATTAAGTTCTTCACTCAGGGTGATAAAACGGCTGTATTCAAGCCCACTAGGCCGGATTACGAGAAAGAAGCAGAGCAAAAAGAGATCCTGTGTGATTGGGTTTGGTCAAGACAGCACAAGCCGGTTCATCTTCTACACTCTCAGTTAAAAGACGGTCTTTTGCAATATACCGGCGTGCTTGAGGTTTATTGGGATGACTCGGAAAACATAGAAAATGAGCTTGAGTTCCAGGGTCAGACAGATGATGATCTTGCCGCTCTTGAGATTCGAGAAGATTTAGAAATAACAGAGATCGAAGAAACGGAAAACGGATACACGGTAAAGGCGATGATCACTAGCGCCGGTGGTCGTTGCAGAATAGAGCCCGTTCCGCCCAATGAGTTTATAATATCAAAGCGCGCCAGGTCTTTTGACGACACACCGCTCATAGGGAAAAGAACTCCCAAGACTCGATCAGACCTTCTTAGGATGGGGTTTGATAAAGAACAGGTAGAGAGTCTAGGAAGAGAAGAGGGGCAGTCAGACTCCACTGATGCGGCTAGAACAAGAGACTTAGGAGGTAATGTTAATGTTAATCCGTCTCTTGATAGATCAAAAGACATTTTCTATCTAACTAAAGCTTACATAAAGATGGACGCGGACGGGGACGGAATCGAAGAGCTTTGGTGTATATATTACGTAGAGTCTGATCAAGACGAGATTCTTAAAAAAGAAAAGGTTGCGTTCCATCCGTTTTCTGTTTTTGTTGAAATACCTATGCCCAACAGGGCTATTGGAACTTGCACTGCTGCACAGATTGCAGATTGGCAATACTGGAAGACCACGTTAATTAGGCATCTTAACGATAATATATATGCGACAAATCACCCCAGAGTTATTGCTAATAATCTTCTGGATTACGATGCTCTTTTAACGCCAAAGCCTGGAGGCGTTGTTGCTTCTTCTGGATCTGCTCCGGTTCAAGGCAATTATTCAATACTAGACATACCGACAAACACAACAGAGATATTAACCGCAATTGAGTTTATAGACACGCAAATCGAAAGGCGAACCGGTGTTACAAGATATAACCAAGGTGTTGACACTGAGAGTCTTAATAAGACAGCTACAGGGTTTCGTGGCATAGCTCAACTGAGTCAAATGAGAATGGAGCTGAAGGCTAGGCTGTACGCTGACAGCGCTTTGAAAGATGTTTTTGAGAAGATAGTAAGGGTTTATCAAGTTCACGGTAAAGAGTCTGTATCGGTCCCCTACGGGGGTGAGATTTTGGATATTAGCCCAATGTCTTGGAAGGACAAGCATGACTGCCAAATTATTCTCGGTAAAGGGGTTGGAGAAAGAGAGCAGCATATAACAAACTTGTACGCTCTTCTTCAGCAGCAAAGACATGAAAGAGAAATTGGCAGCCCGCTTGTTGACTCGAAAAAGATTTACAACACGTATGAAGCTTTACTAAAAGCTGTAGATATAAAAGGAACAGAGCAATACTTTAACAACCCTGAAATCCCCATTGAGTTACTTGTTGCAGAGATCGAGAGACTTACAAAAGAAAATAACGCAATGTCTCAAGCGGTGAATCAGAAAAACCAGCTTGCAGAAGCTGAGATGATAAAGCAGCAAGGAACAACAGAGCGAGAGGTGGTTAAGATCAGGGAGAAGGCCGCAGTAGATCAAGCTAAGCTCATACAAGATCAAATGCAGCATGACGACAAGATTGCACTTGAGTTAACAAAAATAGAGGCTAACACAGGTAAAAATGTTCCGGGGAGTGTTATTTGAACGAAGACGCAGTAAGGATTCTAAGCCACCCCACAGTTGTGGAGTGTTTTTCAAAAGCTAGACAGAATCAATACAAAATAATTGAAGGTTCACCTTCTGATAATCAAAAAGTAAGGGAAGACGCTTACTACATGCTGAGGGCTCTTACAGAGCTTGAGAAGCAGCTAGTTAATATGGATCTAGTGGAAAGAACACATGAAAAGAAAGAAGTTAAAAGACTAAAACCAATCTAAGGAGTTTTTATGTTAGCTAACCCAGAACAGGGCGTTAACACTGGCACTTTTGCGGCCCTAGATCAGGCAACCGCGTCGCCGACGGAGAAAACCGTAAACCCTGAAGAAACAGGCGAAAATCAAGCTTTAATCGCGGACCCCGACCAGGGTAATCCAAGAACTTTTAAAGCTAAGCTTGACGACAAGGAGATTGAATTCGAAGTAAAAAGCGGTGATGTCGATTTAGAAAGTTTACCTACCTCTTTAATGATGTCGCACACCTTTTACAAGAAGACAGAAGAACTTGCCGCTGAGCGAAAAGCCTTTAAAGAAAAATCAGAGGGCTTTGATAAAGAGTTAGACGAGCTTAGATCTCAGCTTGATTACGGTATGCATCTTATGGATTCTCCAGAAATGGTGAATCTTAAAGAGTCAGACCCTAGCGAGTACTGGGAGCGTTACGGAAAGCTAAAAACTAAGTATGATAAATATCAATCATATATCTCTGAAAAAAAAGGTGAGAAAGAAAAGGCAACACAGGATCTAATCAGAAAAGAAGTGGAGAACTGGACCACGGTGATCCCAGAATGGTTAGACAGTGATGTGAAAAAAAGAGAGTCTGGAGAGATATTTAACACGCTAAGTAAAGCCGGATTTGAGCCAGAAATGATAGGGAATATTTACGATTCCCGTCTTGTCGGGCTTTTAAGAAAAGCAATGCTTTACGACAAAGCTCAGTCTAAAACTTTAGTTAATGATAAAAAACCAACGGTTCATGTTAAGTCAAACTCGACAGCGACAGAGACTAAAACAGAGCCTAAAAAATCAATTGAAGAGATATTTTACGGGAGCTAATTATGGCGACGTTAGGTTCTTCCGTTCTTACTCTAGCAGACTGGGCTAAGCGATTAGACCCAGACGGTAAGACGGATAAAATTGTTGAAATCTTATCTCAAACTAATGAGATTCTTACTGATGCTCTATTTATGGAAGGAAATCTTCCTACGGGTCATCGTACAACTGTACGAACTGGATTGCCCAGTGTCTACTGGCGCTTGATGAACCAGGGAACCCCTCCTTCAAAGTCTACTACTGCACAGGTTGATGAACAGTGCGGTATGCTGAACGCATGGTCTGAGGTTGATGCAGATCTAGCAGAGCTGAATGGAAATATTGGGTCATTCAGACTTTCAGAAGCTGAATCATTCTTAGAGGCCATGAATCAGGAAATGGCTGCAACTATGATTTACGGTTCTGCTTCAAACCCCGAGGAGTTTGTAGGTCTTGCTCCACGTTATTCGGATCTTTCTGCTAACAATGGAGAGAACATTTTAAACGCTGGCGGCACCGGGAGTAACAACTCATCTGTTTACCTTATCGGATGGGGTGGCAACTCGATTTGTGGGATTTTCCCCAAAGGTTCAAAAGCTGGACTAACTCATGAAGACCTTGGTTTGGTTACTGTTG